TTATTATCGGGTATGGTTACCTTTGCGGGGTCTTTGAAAAATACAATAGCGAAGATACTAAATGGAATATTGGTTTTTACTGGTAATTTAACAAAGATAATCCAAAAGACATTTAATGGGATATTTGATTTTACGGGAGCAATATTAAATAAATCAGTTAAATTATTCAATGGAGTTTTAAATTTTACTGGTTCTGCGATTAAAAGAATATCTACTTCCTTAATAGGGATTTTAACTTTTATAGGGCAAATGATTATAACTCGATATTTATCATTAGCGGGTATTCTAACTTTTACAGGTGATATAACAAAATCAATCTCTAAATTATTGAACGGGATATCCACTTTTACAGGAATGATGATTAAACAAATTCGCATTTCTTTAATGGGAATAATTACATTCATTGGAAATATAAGTATAAGTGGATTATTCAGTATTTTGCTATCAGGTATAGTCGATTTTGCTGGCACTATATTAAAATCGTCTAATAAATTATTAACGGGAACATTAAACTTAGTAGGTTCATTAGTTAAGAGAATATCTACCAATCTTGCAGGGTTAATTACTTTTATAGGCAATTTATTCAAAGGTAGATTTATAACCTTATCAGGAACATTCACTTTTATAGGATTGGTAACTAAATTACCTAACAAAATACTAATAGGTTTAGTTAGTTTTACAAGTACCTTGACAAAAGAAATATCTAAATTGCTCTCAGGAATCCTTAACTTTGTTGGTTCAATTAATACAGGGATTGCACAAATATATTATCAGACCATAGAAGGGATATTAAATTTTACAGGTAATATCCTCAAAGGGACTTCCCTTTCCTTTGCAGGTGTATCTACTTTTGCAGGGGCAATGGCAAAGTTACCAAATAAATTATTGTCGGGGATACTTAGTTATGAAGGAACAGGAGGAGAAGAACCGACTGCTATTGATATAGGTTCTGCTGCTATTGCTAGAGCGATAACCATTGGGTACGGTTATACAGTGATAGACACAAACAATCCTGCCAACAATAATGGAATAATAACTTCAGTAGCAATTTATGCTCGTGTGGCAATGACTGGTGCTATAGTTGCCACATTCTTTGTGGTTGATGGTAATAATCTTACTACTCGTGATTATGAAACCATTGGAAATGTGGAAGGCGGTTATACTACTCATACGGTGAGTCTTGATGTCGCGACTGGGGACTATATTGGTATGTATTTTGTTGCAGGTGCATTAGACAGAGATTATGCATTTGGTGCAGGTCATTGGTATGCCACTGGTAATTACATACCTTCTACAAATCAAACATATTCTTTTGATACCAGTAGAGTAATAAGTCTTTACGGCACAGGAGCAACTGCAGGTGGAGCAGCAATATCAACAGGTATCCTAACCAAAATGCCTAAAAAGATATTGGCAGGAGCATTGGCATTTACAGGTTTATTGGTGAAGAAGGTATCAACTACTTTATCAGGAATATTAACTTTCGCAGGTAGTATAACAAAGTCAATCGGTAAGTTATTATCTGGGATAGTTACCTTTGCAGGAGATTTAATTGCCACACTTGTAGGTGGAGTAGAAAATTTTTATCAGACAATAGAAGGAGCATTGGTTTTAACTGGAGAAATATCCAAAAGAATTTATATTAATCTTGCAGGGGTATTTAATTTAACGGGAATTATCATTAAATCATTATTAAAATCATTAAGTGGAGTAATAGAATTTATAGGAAATTTATCTAAGTTAATTAATAAATTATTATCAGGCATAGTTAATTTTAATGGAGCAATTAGCAAAAGGATATCTCTCAACCCAATAGGATTACTTAACCTTACGGGAAGTTTAATAAAGTTAATTAGCAAAGATTTTAGTGGTGTAATAAATTTTAGTGGAAACTTAATTAGATTAGTCAAAATAATATTATCGGGACTGTTTAATTTCTCAGGAAATATCATAAATTCAATTGGCAAAGTGCTAATCGGAGTAATTAATTTTAGCGGGGATATAGGCAAGAATATATATCATAATTTAGTGGGAGTATTAAATCTTGCAGGTTCGGCAATAAAATTAACTTATAAGAGTTTAGTGGGCATTCTTAATCTTAGTGGCAACCTTAACAAACTATTTAATTTAATATTATCAGGAATACTTAACTTTTCGGGAACGATTACTAAATCAATTAGCGAGGTATTGGCAGGTGCGGTTAATTTCACGAGTACCTTAATTAAGAATATATCTACATCATTAGCGGGAGTCTTAACCTTTGTTGGTTCTGTATATACCGGCATCACCAAAATATTCTACCAAAGTATATCTGGAATATTAAACTTAACGGGAAACATTTTGAAGAAAACTTCTATATCGGTTGCAGGTATGTTTAATTTTATAGGTTTACTAACTAAACAAATATCAATTAACTTAACGGGCATTTTGAATTTTATCGGATCGGTAATTACTGGTGTTGCTAATAAATTTTATCAGACAATAACTGGAGTACTTAACTTAACGGGGACTTTAATTAAAACAACTTCTATATCGTTAATAGGAGTATTTAGTTTTGTGGGGAATATAAGCAAGTTTATTTATAAGATATTTAATGGAATATTCGGTTTAACTGGGGTAGTAATAAAAGCATTTAATAAATTACTAACTGGGTTTATTAGTTTTTCGGGTTCGATTATAAAGTTAATATATAAGATTATCACAGGCACACTTGACTTCATTGGCAACCTGATTAAACGGATTTTTATATCATTGCCGGGGATATTTAATTTTACAGGAATAATAACAAAACAAATAAATAAATTATTAACTGGGATTCTTGAATTAAATGGATTAGTCAATCGTCTGACTAATAAATTAATTTCTGGAATAGTTACCTTTATAGGGGATATAAATAAAAAGATAAGTATAACCATTAGTGGAGTTATAGATTTTTTTGGAACTTTAACTTTTGGCGGGGTTGTTTATTTAACATTATCTGGTGTTCTAATTTTAACGGGTGAAACAATTCAATTAGTAAATAAATTATTATCGGGAACGTTTACCTTTACTGGAAGCATAATTAAAAGAATAGGTATAGTTATCAGGGGAATTTTGGATTTTGTGGGAACTTTGGTTGCCAAATTTAAACATATTTTTACAACGGCAACCATATCAATTGAGACTACAGATTCAGTTATTAGTATAATAAATGATTTTTCGAGTATATCAGTTAAGGATACTGATACGGTACTAAATATAATAAATGACTATTCAGATATAGATATAAAGGATACTGATACAGATATAAGTATCGGTAATTAGGAGGATATTATGGCAGATTACAATATCGGGGATACGATACGGTTTAAAGCAATCATAAAGGATTTTGACAATGTAGAGGCTAACGCTTCTCTTATCACTGTTTCGGTTTATAAATTAGATAAGACAGCATTGCTTACCAGTACAGGCGGGATACCAACTTCGACAGGAACAGGTTACTATTATCAAGACTGGACAGTTTCGACAGGGTTATCAGAAGCGACAAAATTGATAGCTTTATGGGAATGGACTAGTTCTGCGTTGCCGCATAAGAAAAGAATGAATTTTAATGTCATACCGACCATATAGGAGGGGATGTTATGTTAGTAGATGTGGAAAAAGTAATTGACTTTTGCGGGGTGGATAGCGAAGAAGATTCATTAATAGTAACTGATATTCATAAATCGGTGGAATCCTGGGTGGATAATTATTGCAACAAGACCTTATTATCGACCACCTATGCAGAATATTATGATGGCAATGGTGAACAATATTTACAGTTAGACCATTATCCCATTACTGGACTGACCAGAATAGCAGAGGGAAGAAGGACAGCAATTAGGGTGCAGAATACTGATGACTATACTTCGGCAACTATTAGCGTTTCTACGGGAGGTTTAATATTAACCAAAGATGGGACATCGAACTCAACAGGAGTAACCTTTGCGGTCAATACAACGATGGGTGCGGTAGTGAGTGCCGTAAATTTGGTGGGAGGTGGTTGGAGTGCGGTGATAGAAAATTCTGATTATGGTAGTTTCAAATCAAGTGAATTGATACAGATGTTTGGTAAGAGCGCAATACACGATAACTGGGTTTATCTTGATATACCAGAACAAGCCTTAGATAATTTTGAAGTTTATCCTAACCGGGGTGAAATATATAAAGAGGCAGGTTGGAATGAAGGACACAACAATATTTATGTAGAATACACGGCAGGATATATAACTACTCCAGCGGATTTGGAATTGGCTATTGAGATGTTTGTGAAGTATATCTGGAATAGAAAAGACGAGGATAATTTTGGAATAAAGGCCTATTCTTTAGGGGATATTAGCACGACTTTTGAAGATACAAATATTACTGGAGACTTACCTAATGATATTAAACTTATCTTAAATAAATATAAAAGGATATTAATTTAAATGAGAGGTCATAAGACGATTTTAACTTTGGAGAGAAAAATTGAAACAAAAGATGCGGCAGGTGGTTATACAGAAGTTTGGGCTGATGTAATGGATATAAAAGGAGTATTATGTAATGTTTCGGGTAATGAAAGATTATCGGCTGATAAACTCACCGTAATTGCTACACAAAACTTTTATATTGATTATCTACATAGTGAAACAATTACCGAAGAAGATAGGTTTTCTCTCGGCACGAGAATATTTGAGATTAATTATGTAAATAATATTGGTGGAAATTCTAACCGTGCTTTACGTATAAACCTATTAGAGGAGGTATAAATGAAAAATAGCATTATAACAAAAATAGATAATGGGAAAATAATTCATAAATGTCGAGAATGTTCAAAATATAAAGAATATAACAATTGGATGGGTGGGATAATGGCGAAATGGGGTTCTTGGTGTCAATATAATGAGAAAGAAAAAATGATTTTTTTAGATGAAATAAATGGCAAAATAAATAGTGATATTCAATTAGACTTTCCTGAAGATTGCCCATTAGAAAATTTAAAGGAAGAGGTTTGATATGGCGAATTATGTAAAATGGTATGGCAAAGATGTGGAACGACAGATATTATCTGCAACTGAAAAAGCAGTATTAGCAGGTTGCCAATTAATTGGGAAAGATACTAAATTATCTATGGTGGCAGGTACAGGTAGAGAATATTTCCGTACAAAGAAAAAGTTAATACATCGGGCATCTGTTGAAGGTCAACCACCTGCACCCGACACTGGACGCTTAAAGGCTTCAATAACAGTAAATTGGACTAATAGTGGATTACCTACTGCAAAAGTTAGCAAACCTGCAAAAGAAGGAGATGGTATCAGTATGCCACCGACTGAAGCAGGAAAATTTACAGGACGGGTTGGGACGAATGTGGAATATGCTCAACATCTTGAATTTGGAACTGTAAAGATGGGGCCGAGACCATTTCTACGACCAGCATTCGAAAAGAATATAAGTAAGATAAGGGCTTTATTTGATAATTTAATTAAGAAGTGAGGTAAAAAATGAATATAATATACGAATTACCAGATTGTTGGGTTGAGGATAATCACAGGATAGAATGCGATTCAACAGCGGATTATATATTTGATTTAGTTGTAATTATTTAAGGAGATTATAATGCAAGTTTTGATGAATGGATTATACAACAAATTTACAGGTTCGACTGGTGCAGATTCTCTATATGCTTTATTGGGCGGTAGATTGCACCCAACCGAAGCACCGCAAGGGAATGCATACCCTTATGGGGTATATCACCTGATTAGTGATGTGCCAGAATATACCTTTAACGAAACGATAGAAAATGCGATTATACAATTTAATTTATTCGATGATAATAATAGTGCAATGAATATCAATACAGAATTTACTGCACTAACTACTTTATACGACTGGTCAAATATTAATATGTCTACGGG